AGTAGGGGATCCCAGTCCAAGATACCATTCACCGACTGGAAGTAAACCTCCATGAGGTGTTGATGCCTTGGTTCGAAACATGCTAGAGTAAGGTCCGTGATAACTTTCACTTTCCTCTTCCCTTGCCGTTTCGAAAACACAGTTTTCTCCGAGGTGCTCCCCAGGAATAACCGGGTATGAATTGACGATCGATTTCCGATCGGCATTAAATCCCCGACATCCTCTGGAAGAGCTTCCAAAAGAGCCAACTGAGCGGAACGCTTTTTCATATCCGTGTAATGCATCTCGCATAAAGCTTGACGCAAATGCTCGGAGTAAAAAGCCTCCCATGTTGCTGGGTGCATCATCTTGCTTCCTAGAACGGACAGCAAGTCCCTTAACACGGTATTCATGTAACCTCGCATTGTAGTGCAGCTTGTCGCTACACACAAACGAGATGTAATGAAGCACCCCGATGGGGTGCCGTGATTTAGGAATATGCAATCCGAATCTAAGGTTTGCAAGACCGTCTCGTAAGTATTGGCATGCATGCCACAATCCTTTCATGTAAAATGTATTGGATAAAGCAACGTATGCTACCTTATGAGACGCCTGGCGTAGAGTGCCGGATTCGTCCCATTGGCGAACATACACGGGTGTCACATCGACACCCTTGTAGTAATCACCACCACAGGATTCCCTAAAGAGTCCTGTATGGAACGATTTGTCACGGTTTACTCGAAGACCGAAATCCTCGAGAGATGCCATGACATCCGGAGCCATCGAACTATCTACGATGATATCATCACCGTATATAGCTACACGCTTGCTGAGTTTTTGCAAGAGTGCACGAGATGGTACTTTACCTGAGCTCTTCACTAGCGTATACATTACGATCGTGAAGAATACCATAGATTCTATGGGAAAGCACATAGCTGACCCCATTGAGGCAAATTTCCTCAAAGGAATAATGGTACCGCCAGGTAACTTGGCTCTCGTTGTACGACAATCCTCAATTAAACTCAGGAAAGTCGGACAAGGACCTCTAAAGATTTCTCTGACTAAGTCTAGATCGACCATGTCAGATGCATCCTTAAGGTCTATGGTAGCTAAGCTACCATCGATACTGCCAAGCCGTGCAAGATCGTTATTAACGGACTGGTCCGTAAAACGGATGGACTTGAAACCGAATCTCTTCGATTCCAAGTACACCATCAGGGGC